TACTTCACGATTCTCACCGAAAGATCTTACCGGAGTGGAGGCGTATGCCATTCCAGGTAGCGCAGCTTGTTCACAGTAAAGTTGTATCAATCTAGCAGTAGCAGTATCAGCATTTTTTGGTCCTATTTGCACTAAAAAACGATTTGTTCTACTTAAACCTTCGCGTTTTATCACACTAATAAAATTTGTTAATGGCGTGTCTTTACGTTGTACTAATATAGCCATTAGGTGCCTCCTGTGGTCTTCCAGACCTGTGTAGTCGTAGCCTTAGCGAAGCTTTCGACTGGTAACATCATCGCTGTTGTCCAGTCAGCCGGCTCTATGATCTTGAGTTGAGTTACGATGTGTTCACTTAAGTAATGCTTAACACAATGTTTAGCAAGACCAAACTTCGCAATGCCCTGCAACATGTTATAGGAATACCTGAGTCGAGTCTTCTCTTCGATTCCCTTAGTTGTCTTAAAACGCATGAGGTTTTCAAGTACGCCAATCCTGAGCTTATATGATAGATAGTGCATGTTGAGACCAAGGAATCCATTCTCAGTCTTCTCAAAGGGAAACACTAGAGGAAACCTGTCGTAATGGGGTAGTGTTTCTTTGTACTTAGGGTCATAGAAGAACATGTATAGGTTACCAGGTTGTATCTTTGAAACAACTCGACCAGAGTTCTTATAGACTTTATTTGTTGTTACACCCTGCTTACGAAGCAGCAGCGCCTGTTGCTGAAACCAGACTCGTGACTTAGCGACGATAGTCTGATCGTATTTGTATTGTTCGAAGACGTTTAAGAAATTCATTTTATCCCTAGGTGATACTCTGTCAACACCACGAAGTCCCATCCTCTATCTTTAGCATAATTTGTAGCGGCTTTCCACTTAGCGTCATTCACGCCCCAAGTCATCACCTCGGTGATATAGCGCTTGGTCTTTCGTGATGGAGGTACTGGCGGCCGAGTTTGTTGGTCTGGTTTTATTTCTACTAAATAGGTTTTAAGTGTACCTGATTTATCGCGCACTTGAATTTTGAAGTCTATGAAGTACCGATGTGCTCTGTTGTCAACTGGTGATATGTAGGGTACAACAGTCTCCTCTGAGTTCCACTTAAGCACAGACGAGTTAGTATCACACCATATAGCAAACTTAGTCTCCCAGCTTGACCGCATGATAATGTTCGTTGGATCTCCAACATATTTATGTGTGTTGATGGGTGTGTACTTGCGTTTGTGAAACATAGATAAATATAAAGAATATACAACTATTTATAGGATGTAAAGCATGGAACCTGACAGCATCGCACAACCCGGCATAGGACCTACTACAGCTGTGCCTGGGAGCGGTTACTCGGGTAAGAGTTTTGATACGGCTAACCCAAAATATCTAGTTAGCAATCATTCATATCCCTCTGATCTTATGGGAAATCTTACTGAGTATGGCAACAACTATGTGATCTTCTACATCAACGTCAATGACGCAGCAAAGATGTTAGAGAATTCCAGTTCAGTCTCTGCACAGACTGTGAACATCGATGCATCAGAGCGTGATAAAAGCGTCTTGAGTAGTCAAAGCATTAGTGGAGCTGCTGCAGCTACAGGCGCGGCCGCAGCAGCGCTAGGACCAGGAGCACTTGCTGGTGTTGTTGCTGGTGCTAGTAAAGGTGGCACATCCGGAGTTATGGGTGGTATTAAAGGAGCACTTGCTGGCGCTTTTACTGCTGGAGGAGCATTAGCAGGAATTGCTGTTGGTGCAACTGCTGTATTAGCAATAGAACAAGGTTCAAAATTTCAACGTAGTCAAAAACGACTTAAAACTGCTATAGCATTAAACGTTCCAAATCAATTATCTATTAGATATCGTTCTAATTATGGAGACGAAGAGACATCGACGTTTCAGATTGGCGTAGAAGCTTTCAATGCCTTAAGCCGAGCCAAGGACACCAAAGGGTCATCACTTATACCTGGTAGTACTGCTTCAGCTATAGCTGCAGCTACTGCATTAAAGGCTGCTGGTGCAGGCGGCGCTGCTGCACTATCTTCTATAACTGGATTGGCACCTAATCCAATGAAGGAACAGATATTTAAGGGTGTTGATTTCAGGTCATTTACGATGGACTATATGTTTGCTCCTAGAAATGAAGCTGAAGCACAAAATGTTCTAGGAATCATTAAAGCCTTTAAGTATCATATGCTACCAGAATATAAGAAGGGTAGTAACTTCTTATTCCTATATCCATCTGAATTTGACATTGTATATTTTAATGGTGGTAAGGAGAACTTAAACGTTCATCGACATACCTCCTGTGTATTGACAGAAATTAATGTTAATTATACACCTCAAGGTATGTTCAATACATTTAGGAATGGAATGCCTACACAGATAAGCATCAATATGACGTTTAATGAATTGGCTATCGTTACAAAAGAATCTGTGGAAAGGGGTATGTAATGTACTTTAGTAATTTTCCAACAGTTGTACATGACTTTGATCTAATAAACGGAAAAGATTATCGATTAATCGCCGACATCACTCGTAATGTACGATTACGAAAAGCCATCTTAGATAACATTACACTCTATGACTACTATGATATAGGAGAGGGTGAGACGCCTGAGATCATCTCTGAAAAGATCTATGGAACACCATATTATCATTGGATCATCATGCTGGCTAATCAGCGATATGATTACATAGAAGATTTTCCGTTAGCACAGTTTGAACTAGAGTCTAAGATCGCGGCACTATATCCGTCTGGTGACGACACACATCACTTCTTGTACAATGGTGCTATTTCAGAAGGTGTTGTAAAGATTGGTTTATCTGCTATAACAGGATCAGCTGCAACATTGTTAGCAGCTATTAATGTTGGTGACATCTTAAAGAACAACATTAATGGTTATACAGCTCGTGTTGATTCAGTAGACGTATCAACATTAACGATAACTTGTAGAATGAGGTCGGGTAATTTTAATACAGATGCATCAGTATCTGTATTAAGATCTGTTGCGCCCGATCAAACTAAACCTACGATTAGGAATATAGTTAATATAAGTGCTCTGAATCCTGGCATCTTAATTGTCTCATCATTCACATTAACATCGTTATATAGCGCAGTATCTAATGCGCAATATGAATACACTCAAAATGAAGCTAAGCGTAAGATAAAAATCATTGATCCACAATTGGTTGCGACTATACTAAAAGAGTTTAATAGTATCCTATGAGTACTGCTGATACTTCTACAGAATCTCTTAATTTTGCTGGAGAGATAGTTCTTCGAAAGATAGAACTGCTATCATCTTCTGGATATAAATTAGACATTCGTGATCAAGTATTAAGCATCGAGGTTTATGAGGACATCTTTTCGCCATTTATTACAGCGGCTATCACGCTTCGAGAATCACTTGACTTCATTAATGCCTTTCCTATACGTGGTGAAGAAATCATCACTATAGAACTAGCAACACCGACTTTTAATAAACCAAACACTGTCATAACCGGTAAGTTTTATGTTTATAAGTTGGCCGACCGTGAACTCATCACCGATCGCAACACAGTATATACGTTATACTGTGTATCATATGAAGCGTTGACTGACTTGAACGTTAAGTTGTCTAAAGCTTATAAGGGTAACATCGCGGAGATCGCGGCGTCTCTACTCGGTAAGGATGGACTGAACACGGAGAAGAACGTCAACATCGAGGCGACACAGAATACGACGATGTACATCTCTAACTTCTGGTCTCCCATAAAGAACTTAAACTACGCTGCTGCAACAGCAATCAATAAGAACGATAACCCTACGTATCTATTCTTTGAGAACAGAGAGGGATTTAACTTCGTGTCGCTTGACCTACTATATGACCTGCCGGTGTATCAAAAATTCAATGATAATAACTACGTACGCGATACACTACCTGATGGCACATCTATTAGAAATATAGAAAAGGAATATCAACAGATCATAGAAATCAAAGTGCGCAGCAACTTTGACATCCTCAAAAACATCAACGCCGGCACCTATGCGTCTAGGATATATTCGTATGATATGCTTCGTAAGAAGTACTACGTCAAAGACTATGTTGCTTATGATGAATTTAGTAACATTAATCATCTTAATGATTTCTCGATTAACTCAGATTGGTTACCGGTGAAGCCTGTTAACTTCATCTACAACGATGTCAGACACTTCTCGGTATTTAATGGGTTTAATGACGTATCAAATACAGAGATCATGCAGGCTAGAGCGTCAGCTATTCAATTGCTCAAGAGTAACATGATAGAGATAAAAGTTAATGGTAGAACTGACTATACGATTGGACAGAAAGTCTACGTAGAACTTACTAAACCGGCTCCGGTAAATGAAAACGACACACTTACAATGGACAATATCACTGGTACAGTTGACACCTCCTTGTCAGGCAATTATTTGATCACCGCAATAAATAACATCATTAATCGCGAAAATCATACTGCGATCCTTGAGTTGTGCAAAGATTCTTCAGTGGAATAAACAATGATATATACAGGTTGCGTAGAATCTCGCAGTGATCCATTAAAGCTTGGCCGTTGTCAAGTTAGAATAATTGGTCTACATACTCACGATAAGACAGTACTGCCTACTGAAGATTTGCCCTGGGCACTACCCATGCAGTCGATCACCTCGGCCGCGATGAGTGGTATTGGATCAACTCCGCTTGGTTTAGTAGAAGGCACTTGGGTTCTAGTTGTCTTTCAGGATGAAGACAATCAGTATCCAATCATGATTGGATCAATTGGTGGAATTGAGCAGACCATGGTCGCTCCAACATCAGACAATTCAGCGTTACAGCTAAATGTTGATGGTGATGTCACTGACACCAATGCACAATCTGGTAACACTGTAGATGGAAGCGGTAGCGTACTAACAAGTTCTGATGGTACACCAGTTGTATCAAGTGATGGTACACCAGTAACAACAGGTACTGCTACCACTAACCCTACTCCTGCGCCTGATCCTAAACCTACCAGTCCAACCATTACGACTGGAACAGTACCTCCAGCAAGCGCGAAGGCTGGCATCGATGCACTCAATGCAGCGATGGACGCCGTTGGATTCACGGGGAAATATGGTCGTGCAACTATACTTGGTATCGCAGGAGGCGAGTGCGCTTGGGTGCCAAAGCCTGAAGGTTACAGTTACTCAGCTGAATCACTGCCTAAGATCTTTGCTAAAACGTTTTCTAATAAACCTGATCTAATCGCGCAGTACGCTCGATGGAAGGGAACTCGCGAGACATTCTTTAACTTTGTTTACGCTCCTGCAAATAATGGTGGATCACTAGGTAACACACAACCAACAGATGGTGGTAAGTACTACGGCCGAGGGTTTATTCAGTTGACTGGTCGCGCTAACTACACGAAGTACGGTAAGTTAGCGGGCATTGATCTGGTGTCTCAGCCAGACTTATTGAACGACGACTATGCTCAGTCTGCTAGGGTTGCTGTAGCATACTTCAAAGATAGAGTAAAGACGTCTGATTCAGATCCAAGTTATTTTCAAGCCGGCTTAAAAGCAATTGGTGGCGCTCAAAGTGGATGGCCAAAGAAGGAATCATTCTACCAGTATTTCCTTGGTGATCCTACACCTCCACCTCAGCAGACTGATAAGAGTTCTAGTCCTGGTGAAGAAGCACAATCAGTACCTGTAGCCGAGAACGGATTACCCGCGGATAGGCAACAAAACTTAGTCATGGGTTTCGTTGATCCTAACATGAAGTACCCGCTTCGTGCTTACATTGGTGAACCCGATACCAACAGACTCGCACGCGGTAAGATTGAAGGCACCATTGTAGAATTCAAGGATCAAAAGCTACTTGACAATGTCATGACCGGAGGCGGTGTGACTTGGAAGCAACCTGCTATTCCCTATAATGGTAAGTATCCCTACAACAAGGTGATGGAGACTGAGTCTGGCCACATCATGGAGTTTGATGATACACCTGAGAATGAGCGGGTGCACATCTATCATCGTAAGGGAACATACACCGAGATAGATGCCAATGGTACACAGGTCAATCGTATAGTTGGCGATGGGTATGTCATCACCGAACATAATGGTTACGTTTACATTGGTGGCGATTGTAATGTAACCATCAATGGCACGGCACGTGTGTTAGTAAACGCAGATGCTGTGATTGACGTAACAGGTGACACCACACTTACAGTTGGCGGTAACATATCTGCGGCTGCTGCTGGAAGCATATCTTTGAATGCTGGCGCTGATCTAAAGATAAAGGCCAACAACATCTTAATAGAGTCAGTGACAGACGTTAATGTAACTGCAGCAGGCATGAATAAGTTGACGTCTTCAGGCAACTTTGAAGTCAACGCAGGTGGCAATGCCAACATCGAAGGTTCAATAGTTAACCTAGCGAATGGCGCCGCTTCTGCCGCGCCTTCTGGTCTAGGTAGTCCTCCTAAAGCTGGCACTAAGAACACACAATCATTTAAGCAACTTCAACCACCTCCACGTAACATAGAAGCTGATCTTGGATATGAGACACCTGATGAGAATAAAACTCCCGGTGCCACAGCATATCATGAAGAAAGACCTGTTTCTGAAACACCTCCTACTACAGCAGAGTCTGCACCGGCTCCTGTAAATGCTGCGACATCCACTGACTCAGATTGTGGTATCATTCATGGTATGGCTTCATTCCCCGATTCATTCGTGCTATACACCGATAAGACTGGTTATAAGTGGACTGTTGGTAAAGTCTTGAATAATAACAATCTTACGCCTGGCACTTATAGTACAGGTCCCGGTCGTGGTACAAAGGCCATGACTAGTCAAGACATAGTGTGTAACCTTAAAGCTCTCTGTGTTAACATTCTTGGTCCTATCAATGAAGCTATCGGCACAGTTGGTAAGGCTTGGACAATGACGTCATGCTATAGATCATATGTACCTTCTGGTGGTTCTGCAACTAGTCAACACTTAAGTGGATGCGCGGTTGACATATCACCTGCAGGTAACTATGGTTACAAAGCGAACTACGACTGGGCTATTAAACTTGCAGCTATACTTCCTTTTGACCAACTGTTGCTTGAGTACAGAGATGCAGACAAAGGACATCCTAAACGTTATCAATGGATTCATATTTCTTACAACAACTATGGTGCAGGCAAAAAAGAACTGATGACGTTCTTAAACGATAAGACATATAAGAAAAATGAACTAGTGTTATTGGGTGAAGTGTGACCGTCACTGTATCACTTATCAATCCAACTGGATTTCCTGGTCTTGGCGATGAGGAGTTAACTGGTGCCGAACTTAGAATACCAGGATTTTATGAAGGGTCTACGTTTTCTATTCAGATACAATACGTCTATAACGATGGCGTTAACATTGGTGCACCATCTACCGTAACGGTTACTTCCTACACGATCAATGGCGTTAATGGTCCTCCTCTAACTTCAGTCACAACAAGCACGCTTCAAATGAATGGTGGTTCAAGTACTGTCTTTACTGATAACTACTATGCTTTCCTTATAGACGATAGAGGAACTATTCAACAACTACCTGAGAACACCACGACTCCATACATTGGACTAATCGAATGGCACCCTCCAACTATAAAAACCTTTGAATTGAGCCATGTTATAACAACAAGCATTACCAATAGCTTCACTACAGTTATAAATACAACAACGATAGCTCAGACTGTGAACTGGCAACTCGGTACTGCGTTAACGTCATTCAGAACCTTATTAGCTAAGGGGAGTGTATAATGCCAGCTGTAGCTAGAAAAAGCGGGACTGACAGGGTATTCTCTCCACATGGCGAGAATCCAAAGACTAAACCAAAATATAAGATGCCTTCAACACAATTTACTAATGAAGGTTCAAGTCGAGTGTTGATTGGAGGCATTGGTGCTGTAAGGCAAGGTGATCCAATGACTGATCACTTTATGGTTGGTGGTTTACTTCATAGCGCAGTAGCACCGACACCTCCAAAACTAGACACTGGTTCTAGTCGTGTATTTGTTGAAGGCAAGGGTTTGGGTAGAATAGGAGATGCATATGGTGGTGACCATCCCATCATATCTGGTTCATCCCGCGTCTTTAGTGGGTGATAAATAAGATATGGCAAAAAACACTAGAAACTTCTCTGACATAGACTTAACGTTTATAGCTAATCCAGTTACGGGTGACCTCTCTAAGAAGTACGACGAGAACGCAGTAAAGCAGTCGATTAAGAACTTAGTAATGACACGAAACTATGAGAGGCCGTTTAATAGTTCGATTGGCTCTCAGATCTACAACGTTTTGTTCGAGCCTATATCAAACATTACACCGAATCTAGTTAAACAGATTATCCAGAACACAATCAATACGTTTGAGCCAAGGGCTAAGTTAATAGACATTTCTGTTCTACTCACACCGGACAGTAATAGTTTATATGTCACAATCGTGTTTGCGATCATTAATACAGTGACACCTATAACTATGAGTCTTACTTTAGAAAGAACACGCTGATGTCAACGAATAAAATAAAAATATCAGATTTAGATTTTGATCAGATAAAGGCAAACCTAAAAACTTTTCTTACTGCTCAGTCAGAATATACAGACTATGACTTCGAAGGCTCAGGTTTAAGCGTACTCTTGGATGTGTTGGCATACAACACCCACTATAATGCTATGTACACCAACCTAGCATTCAATGAAATGTTCCTTGACTCAGCGAGCAAGCGCAACAGTGTTGTATCCATAGCTAATAACTTTGGTTATCTACCTGTGTCTAGGCGCGCATCAAAAGCTACCATTAAACTGGTTGTGCCAAAGGGTACATCAACTAATACAGTACTAGTGCTACCTAAGTACAGCGCCTTTAGTTCTACGATCAATGGAATTAAATATAACTTCTATAATATTATAGAAGCTTCTGGAGGGATAGTTGGCACTAATTATGAGATACCAAATATTCAATTAGTTGAGGGCACACCTGTAACAGAGAAGTTCACGATATTTCAGTCGAGTGATAGCATGATGATGCTTAATAATACAAACATCGATACCAGCACTCTTAAAGTCACGGTTCAAGATGTAGCAGAATCATTTACTTCTACCATGTATTCCTTTGTTGATAACATGGTGGGGTTGACCAACACCAGCAAAGTGTACTTCGTCAAGGAGACTGAAGACTCTAAGTATAAAGTGTATTTTGGCAAAAATAATTTAGGATACGAGCCTGGTATTGGTTCAGTTGTTACTGTTGAGTATATGATCACAAGCGGTAGTGCCGCTAATGGCATAAAACTATTCTCCTATAATGGTGCCACATTAGCATCTGGCATTGGTACACCAATTATCACTCTGCCAACTACTTCAATTGGTGGTAAAGACATTGAATCAAATGATGAGATTAAGTACAACGTCTCACATAAGTTTAGGACACAAGATCGAGCCGTCACGGCCGATGATTATGTTAGTATCATTAAGTCTGACTACGGCGCAGTAGACGCTATCACCTGCTGGGGTGGTGAGACAGCTAATCCTCCTGTATATGGCAAAGTTTATATCGCTATTAAACCTACAAACGCATATGTATTAACTGCGACTCAACGTACGTACATAAGAGATACTATATTAAAACCAAAAGCTGTAATCGGCATTTATCCAGAACTGGTCGACCCAGAGTACATCATTGTACAACTAAATGTGAAGTTTTACTATAATGCGAATATGACTAACAAGTCATCGACTCAACTTGAAACTCTTGTGCGTGAATCGATTGCTGACTATAATACAAGTAACTTACTTAAGTTTGGCGGAGCACTTCGTCAATCGCGATTAAGCCGAAGTATTGATGATACTGACGTCAGTATTACTAATAATGTAGTCTCTATGCATTTACGAAAAATTGTACCAGTTGTTTATAACACAGCAGCGCAGTATATAGTAGCGTTTAATAACCCAATTCCTCAAGCAGGATTTGGCGAAGAATATGTTATGTCAACGGGATTTTATATAACATCTGATGAAGATCGTAAGACTTATTATATTGATGATGATGGATTGGGGTCTTTAAGATTATTTTATTATAGTGAAATCACTCGCGGAAAAGTAGTCATTGACGCTCAATTTGGCAGTGTCGATTATATCAGTGGTTTGATTACAATTTATAGTGCTTTCATAACTGGTTTAGTAGGTTCAGATCTAGAATTCATTGTCACACATAGAAATGAAAATGTATTAGCTAAATACAATCAGATAGTTGACATTAGACCTACGTACGTTAATGTTACTGCTATCCAAGAAAACACACAAATGTAATGTCAAAAACGCCAATTTCTACTGTAGTTAGTCGTCAAATCCCGGCGTATATACGGGATGAATATGGCGCGTTTGTTGATTTCATAAAGGCTTACTATCAATTTCTTGAAGAGACACATATTGAAGGGGCACAACCTAACTATAAAGATCTAGAAGCGCTTCATTCTATTGAAGATACACTTGAAGTTTTTGTTGTACAGTTTAAGAAAGAACTATCAGCGCTCTTTCCAACACATCAACTTGCTGATGAAAGATTTGTTCTACAACGATTACGTGAATTCTTTAAGACACGCGGTTCAGAAGAATCTTATAAGTTTATATTTCGTGCCTTCTTTAATGAAGATGTTACGATCACCCATCCATCTGAGAATATTCTTAAAGCCTCAGATGGCAATTGGGAACAAGCTAATTTTATTACTGTAGACCAGAGTGGTCCAACGGGAACGGGATTAGTTACTGGTAACGTAATAAGCCAGTTAATAATATCTAACGATTTTGGTGTGTATACCCTAGATGTTACACAATCGGTTAAAATTAATAATACTTTACGTCGTTTCTATTTTAAGACAACGACTAATCTAACTATTAATGAAAATGACATTGTTCGTGCGTATAATGCAGCCGGCGGAGTAATTTATAGTGGTAAAATTATTTTATCACCACATGACTTGAGCATTGTAGTACCTGGTAATAATTGGAAGCGCGGACAAGTTTTTACAATTGGTTCAACAATAGCCATTACGTTAATTACTACTACTAATTCAGTTGATGTAACAACAACAGAACCTCATCCAACGATTGCTCGAGTGTTACAAGTAAGTCCGCTTGGTGCTGTAGAGCTAATTGAAATTATAGAACATGGTTATGGTCATGTAAATAATGAAATAACTAAGACATCACCGTTTGACAAACCTGCTGTTATCTCTTCTAGCATAGAAAAAGTACTAGTTTCTACAGGACCAAATGTTTTTAATTACAATATTATTTTAACTGATGGTGTTGCATCAAGGGATAGTACAATTGGTGTCACAAACGCTATAACAATAGATTCTTATTTCTCAGAAGAATACGCACTAGTTGCAGAATTCTATGCTGGTTCTATTGTCATAGAAAAATTAGAAACAGTCGGTACTAGTATTAGTGAATCTCTAAATTCTGGTGTTACTCTACAACAATATAATGAATCACAATTACAATTGGTATATAATTTTGATAGTGTAGTTCAAGGTAAAGGTAAGTATACTAATGATGCGGGGCAGATTTCTAATCAGCAAACACGAATTCAAGATAGTTATTACTATCAACTATTTTCATACCTAATTGAGTCTAGGGAAGATAGATCTAACTATAAAGACCTACTAACGATAGTACACCCGTCTGGATTGAAGTTATTTTCTCAAGTATTAAAAGAGATTAGTACTGAGTTTTCTACTATAGCATCTAGTGCTAAGAGTATCGATGTTAAGTTTATTTTTGATACAGCATTTGGTAATGATGCTAATGGTTATTCTAATAGATTAGCTAAGAATTTTTCTGGTGTAAATGAAGCTGTAACTGTAGGTGAAAGCACAGCAGCGCAACCAAAGACCATTGGTAAGAACTTTGCGGGAGCATTAGAAACTGTTGTAGCAGGCGAAAGCACAGCAGCGCAACCAAAGACAATTGATAAGAATTTAGCTGGAGTTTTGGAAGCTATAACAGCTTCAGAGTCTAGAGCCACTATGGCCATGACTATAAATAAGACAGTGTCAACAGTTACAGAAACTGTGGCACCTACGGATCTCGCTGGACGCATAAACTCACTAAATAAAACAATAGTAACCGAGATAGTCACTGCTAGTTCAAGTGATACAACTGCTGTAGAATATCTAGGTTATGCAACGGATTACTTCTCTGAGAACTACTCAGCAATAGTAACAACACTAACAATAGGACCATAATCATGATCAATGATAAAATTAAACCAAGCGGTGAGTTAACCATCGTTCTAAAAGACCAAAACGGTAATATTAAAGAACAACGCGTTATCCCTAATCTAGTAACAACGGCTGGTAAAAATCTAATCGCGCAACGATTAGGTGGCGGTACTTTTAGTAGTCCTACAGGGCCAACACATATGGCGCTTGGCACGAGTTCAACAGCGGCTTTAATTGGCGATACTATACTTGGTACTGAATTTGCAAGTACTCGAGTTGCAATGTCATCGGCTACTGGATCAGTAGCTGTATCGGGTAACATTATTACTTATTCATGCACGTTTGCTGCAGGTATTGGCACTACAGCAATTACAGAAGCGGGTATCTTTACTACTAGCACTATTAATACTGGTACTCTACTATGTCACACAGTGTTCGCTGCAGTAAACAAAGACACGCTTGATACACTTACTATCAATTGGGCTGTAACAAT